TAGCCGTCACCGATGAACCATTGCTGACCTCGCTTGTTGAGAAGATGACTCGTCAAAAAGAACTTTCTAAAAAAATGAAAAAGAGCGAGTTTGTCCTTTACACCGACAAGGGCTATGCCTATGCCAACCCTTTGTTTGGAATGCTCTCAACGATAGAAACTGAAATCTTCAAACTTCTTTGCCAACTTGGTTTGACTCCCGTAGATCGTAGCAAGATGGGAGTTGCTGAAGTCAAAGCGAGAACCAAGCTCGAAGAGATAATCCAAAACAAGAATGACTCAAAGTAGTTGGCCCCCGCGCTGGCTTACGCCAGTGCCACAAGTCGAACAGAATGCGGGCGATGGCGATGTATATGCCAAGTTTGCTGAGGCCGTCTGTCGAGTGACAAAGGATTCCGTCGCTTCTCCTGCCGGAAAACTTCTCATTCTTCGTGATTGGCAAAAAGAACTTCTCCGCCATTCACTTGCTCGCCGTGAAGATGGGCGCTTTCGCCATAGAACCGCGCTCGTTGGAATGGCTCGCAAGAATGGCAAGTCGGCCCTTGCAGCTTCAATGGGTCTTGCAGGTTTAACTCTTGGTGGCAATGGCTCTGAAATTTATTCTTGCGCAGCAGACAGAGATCAAGCACGAATCGTCTTTGGCACTGCGAAGCGAATGATTGAACTTGATGAAGAACTTTCATCAATGTTTGTTCTCTACCGCGATGCAATTGAGTTCAAAGAGAAGGCAAGTGTCTATCGTGTCCTATCTGCCGAGGCTTACACAAAAGAAGGACTTAACCCTTCACCGCTTGTTATCTTTGACGAAGTCCACGCGCAACCATCGTGGGATTTATGGAACACGCTATCTCTTGCCGGTGGCGCTCGCGCGGATTCTTTACTTTTCGGCATTACAACTGCGGGCATCAAGAGCGACTCGGCGGGCCAAGATTCACTCTGCTATTCGCTCTATCAATACGGACAACAATTAGTCAAGGGCGAAAAGACAGACCCTTCGTTCTTCTTTGCTTGGTGGGAACCAACTGCCGTTGATGCCGACCATAGAAGCCCGCAAGTTTGGGCAGAAGCTAATCCTGGTCTTGGCGATATTGTTGACATCGGTGATTTTGAGTCGGCAGTATTACGAACACCTGAAGCAGAATTTAGAACCAAGAGATGCAACACCTTTGTCAGCACAACAACTGCGTGGCTTCCACAAGGTTCTTGGGAAAACTTAATTTATGAAGGCAGACCACACATTCCTGGCGAAGATGTAGTTCTTGCCTTTGATGGTTCTTTCTCTAATGACTCAACAGCTTTAATCGCTTGGTATCTAGGCGGAGAAAAGCCTCATTGCTCAGTCATTGGATTATGGGAGAAACCAGATAATGCAGAACAAGGTTGGTTTGTGCCGGTGGCCGAAGTCGAAGCAGCCATCATTTCAACTGCACGAAATAATCGAATCACTGTGCGAGAGATTGTTTTCGACCCCGCCAGATGGAACCGAACATTTATGGTTCTCGATGAAGAGGGCTTGCCCGTTGTGGCTTATCCCAACTCAGCAGAGCGAATGGTTCCTGCAACACAAAAGTTCTACGAGGCAGTTGTCAATGAGTCATTCACTCACGATGGCAATGAAGGCTTGGCAAGGCACATCGCAAACTGTGTCACCAAACAATCAAGTCGCGGTGTGATGGTGGCAAAGGCCTCGGCTCGGCGCAAAGTCGATGCCGCCGTTGCTGCAATCTTTGGCTATGACAGAGCCACGCAACCGCCACCGCCTAAGCCCCCTGTCGCCAAATTCTTTTCAATTCAAGTCTGAGAGGCGTTATGAAAAAACTTGATGTGTCAATGCTAGTTGGAATCGGCGGTTTGATTATCGCAACAACAGGTCTTGCAATGTTCTCAGTTCCTCTTGCTCTTGTCTGTTTGGGGTCATTTCTAGTTTGGATTACGGAGAAGGCTAACTGATGGGAATTTCAAAGCGCATTCGCGTTCAAGGCGAGAAGCGACAGAATATGAACTCGCAATATGTCGAGCCAATCATTCCTGGTCGCCCTGCTTTTATGGCTCCATCAGGAGTCGATGTCACACCTGATTCTGCAATCAGAATGTCAGCCGTTTATGCTTGTGTGCGTTTGCTTGGCGACACGATTTCATCGCTTCCTCTTGGCGCTTATGTGCGCAGAGGTCGCAATCGGATTTCTTATGCTGCTGCCTATGGCGAAACTCCTGCTTGGGTGAATAGACCAAACCCTGAAGCCTCACGCATTGAGTTTTTCGAGCAAGTCTTGGCTTCTCTCAACTTGCACGGCAACGCCTACATCTTGACAGTGCGAGATGAGAATGATGAAGTCTTTGAGCTTTATTGCTTGAATCCAAACGAAGTGCGCATCCGCAGACTTGGCCCAAATGAGCCTTTGGTTTATGAGATAACAGTTCGTGAAGAAGGCGAAGTCAGAACTGAGATTCTCACAAGCAGGGAAATTCTGCACATCCCAATGTTCAGACTTCCAGGATCGCATTATGGTCTTGGCCCTGTCGCAGCTTGTCGCCTTGCAATAGGTGGCGCAATGGCAGCAGAAACTTATGCTGCTGCTTACTTTGGCAACGCTGCAAACCCTGGCGGTGTCATTGAAGTTGCTGGCGAACTTACCCAAGAGCAAGCACAAGACATCAGCCGTGATTGGAACATAACTCACACAGGCCCTTATCGCGCAGGCAAGATTGGCATACTTTCAGGCGGAGCAATTTTCAAACCTTTGACATTAAACGCCCAAGATGCGCAGCTCCTAGACTCGCGCAGGTTCGGTGTTGAGGAAATTGCAAGATTATTCCGTTGCCCTATCTCACTTCTTGGTCATCCTGTTGCTGGCGCAATGTCGTTTGCATCTGTTGAAGCGCAGAATCTTTCATTTGTTCAACACAGTTTGCGCCCTTTACTTGAGCGCCTAGAGCAGAGCTTCTCTAACTTGTTGCCTGAGCCTGATGGATTTATCAAGTTCAATCTTGATGCCCTACTTCGTGGCACAACCATCGAGCGTTATGATGCTTATACAAAAGGCCTTCGCGAAGGTTTCTTATCTTTGAACGATGTTCGCTCAGTCGAAGACCTTGCACCAATCGGCGAAGCAGGCGATCAGTTCCGTGTTCCATTGCAGAACATTGATGCCGCAGATGCCAAGGATGTCGGTCTAAATCTAAGAGCTGACATCGTGAGCAAACTTGTTCAAGTTGGCTTTGACCCTGAAGAAGTCCTTAAGGCGGTTGAGATGGTTCCTATTTCACACACAGGCGTTCCAAGTTCTCAGCTACAACCTATCTCACAGATTGACCCTAATGACCCTGCTGCTGCTTATGATGTTCGTGAGGGTCGCAATAATGGAACTGTTGTCAATGTTCCTGAGCCTGTTGTCAATGTCGCAGCTCCAAATGTCAACATCGAACCTGCAATGGTTATGCTGGAATCACCTGAGATTCGCGTAGATGCACCAACTGTCAATGTTGCTTCGCCAACAGTTGAAGTCACAAATCAGATTGACCGGCGCAAGGTTCGCAAGAAAGTTATCCGTGACTCAGAAGGTCGAATCTCTGAAGTCATTGAAGAGTTCATTGAAGGGGATGAATAATGGCGACAGGTCTTAGTTCTTATCTAGCAAACAAATTCCTTGATGCCGTTGCAAACGCCGTGTCTTATTCTGCGGCGAATGTGTATATCAAACTTCATACAGGCGAGCCAGGGGCGAATGGAACTGCCAATGCTGCTACTGAAACGACTCGTCAAGAAGCAACCTTTGCAAGTGCTTCAAGTGGATCGGTTGCATCTGATGCTGCCGTCACTTGGACAAACATTGCTGGCTCTCAAGATGCTACTCATTTTTCTGCTTGGGATAATGTTAGTGCTGGCAATTTCTTATTCAGTGGCACTATCACTGGCAATGCTTACACTGCGGGTGATACTTATACAATCGCAAGCGGCTCTCTGACTGCATCATTGACTTTGGCTTCTTAGAATGCCAGCACAATTCCTTCTTGATGAAGGTGTCTTAGACACAGACTTACTTGGGCCAGTCATCATTGTTTCGGCAAATGCCGACCTCGGTGGCATATCATCAAGCGGGAGTTCATTAGTCACGCACCTCGTTATTATGGGCGCAGAGCTTGGTGGCTTATCAGCAAATGCCAACACCGCACCTGACACACCAGGCGGAGATGAGGGCGGAACAACTCACGGGTTCGTTCAACCTTATTTCCCACCAGTTATCCCACCGCAAGAAATAAAAATCTCAACAATTTATGCAGGCGCGGTCGCAGGCTTAGGCGCGGTCAATGCACAAGCAATGTCTGAGATTTCGTTCTCCATAATGGAAGATGATGCAGAAGTTCTGCTTCTGATTTAGGAATCCAATGCCATATCTAATATCCGACAAGCAAAGTGATTGCCAAGGTTGGGCAACTGTCAAAGAAGAATCAGATGGTTCTTACACGACTATCGGTTGCCACGACAACAAGCAAGATGCCATTGACCAAATGGTTGCCGTCAGTATTGAAGAAGACATTGAGCCAGGCGGAGAAGTAGCAACAAGAGCTTTGCCTGATAACTACCGACCAGCACTTGCAGATGATGTGCCTGAAGGTCGGGCTTGTGGAAATTGCTTCTTCTATAATGAAGCAAAACAAAACGAAGAAGGAACAAAGGCTTGGTGTGAGCTTTGGGAAGATTTCGTTGATGGCGGTTATTACTGCAACAAGTGGCAAGCAGATGAAGCCTCAAGACAAGTTGATTTAACAGTTCCACAATTCATCCGTGACAACGCAGAGCGCGGTTTGAAATATGTAAGAGAAGGTTTTGGGGGCGATGGTTTAACCGATACCGCCAAACGCGAAGCACGCGAAATGGCAGCAGGTAGGATCACCGAAAACAAAGTTCGCAAGATGGCACCTTGGTTTGCTCGTCATAAAGTTGACGGCCAAGCGCCAAAGAACAAAGACTCATCAAATCCTCAGTATCCAGGCGCAGGTTTAGTTGCTTGGTTGATTTGGGGCGGAGATTCCAACTTCAGTGATAGAGCGCAAAATTGGGCGCAACGCAAGATTGATGCCCTAGATGCCGAAGCCGATTCAAGGAGCAAAATGGCAAAGAAAATTGAACGCCGCACATATACCGTGCGCGATGTAGAAGCGAGAGCCGATGGCGATGGAATGCGCCTAGCGGGTTATGCAGCAGTCTTTAATGATTCAAGTGTTCCCCTACCTTTCAAAGAGAGCATCGCTCCTGGCGCTTTTAGAAAGACCTTGAGCGAAACACCTGATGTGAGAATGTTAATCAACCACGAAGGTCTGCCAGTAGCTCGAACCAAGAATGGAACTTTAACTTTAGAAGAAGACGACCGAGGCCTTCGCTTTGAAGCAGACCTTGCAGACACTCAAGAGGGCCGTGATATTTACGAACTCGTCAAACGCGGCGATGTTGACCAGATGTCCTTCGCCTTCCGAGTTATTCGTCAAAGATGGAACGATGATAGAAGTCGCCGAGTCTTGACAGAAGTTTCTCTAGCAGACGGCGATGTTTCAGTGGTCACCTATCCTGCTTACCCAACAACCACAGTTGAAGCGCGTGAGCATATAAGGCAAGCAATGAAGGCCCTAAAAGAAGGCCGTGACATTGACGATGCGACAATGATGGTCTTGCAGACAATCTTTGATGATATGAGCGAAGGTCACGAATATATTATGAAGGCTCTTGGAGTCTTTGATTCTTTGATGGGTGACCGCAAGTATGGTGAAGATTATGAAATGGATGAAGACGAGAAAGACAAGAAGCGCGCCGTTGATGTTGTGGGCGATTTTGTCGAATGGGATTCATCAGGCGGAACTGCTCGCGGAAGAATCGTTCGTGTAGCAAGAGAGGGAAGCATCAATGTTCCTGGCTCAAGTTTCACAATAACCGCCGAAGAAGGCGACCCTGCGGTCTTGATTCGCCTCTATCGTGAACTCCGCGATGGCTATGTCGCAACCGACACTCTTGTCGGTCACAAGGCATCAGAGCTTCGCGCGATTGACCCACTTCCTGAACCAAGCGAAGAAGAAGCAGGTCGCAAGATTTCTCTGCGCCTCGCTCAAGCAATAATCAACTCAACAAAATAAGTTTCTGCTCAACAGAGCAGATTGAAGTCGGAGCCAACCTCGCACCCCGTTAAGCGCCGCGAGCATCTTGGCCACCACCTCGAAAACCTAAATCATAAGGAGCAAAACTCAATGTCATATCTTGACAAAGTAGTCGAGCGCCGTGATGCAGTCAAGGCAGAGATGGATGCAGTTCTTGAGGCAGTAGCTTCAGAGAATCGCACCGATCTCACCGCAGAGGAAACCGCTAAGGTTGATGCTCTAGTTGCTGAATCCCGCACACTCGATGACAAAATTGAAAAGCTCACTGCACAAGCAACAGCCGATGCAAAGGCCGCAGAAGCTCGTTCAGTAGTAGCAGAAATCGCAACACCTAAAGTTGGCGGTTTCAAAGTCACAAAAGAATCACGCACCTATGCCCCTGATTCAGATTCATCCTTCTTCAAGGATGCTTACAATGCTCAGTTTAAGTCTGACTATGCAGCGCAGGAAAGACTTGCTCGCCATCAGCGCGAGGAAGAAATCGAGCGCCGCGATGTCGGAACTGCACAGTTTGAGGGCTTAGTTATTCCTCAATACCTCACAGAGTTTGCAGCGACATTAGCACGCGCAGGTCGCCCATTCGCAGACTTTGCAACTTCAAAGCACACACTGCCACCAGCCGGAATGACCTTGAATATCTCAAGAATGACCACTGGATCAAGCACTGCTGTTCAGGTCACACAGAACGATGCAGTTAGCGAAACAGATGTTGATGACACACTATTGACAATCAATGTTCGCACAATTGCCGGTCAGCAAGACCTAAGCCGTCAAGCTATTGAGCGCGGAACAGGAATTGACCAATTCGTTGCTCAAGACCTAATCCGTTCTTGGCAGACCACATTGGATGCACAGATTCTAAATGGTGCAGGCACCGCAGGAACAATGCTCGGACTTCGTGCATCAAGCGGAAACGCAATCACCTTCACATCAACTGCTCCAACAGTTGCATTGCTATATCCAAAGCTCGCTGATGCGATCCAACAGATTCAGACCAATGCATTTGTGAATCCAACTCACTTCGTTATGCACCCACGCCGCCTAGCATTCCTACTTGCTGCGGTTGATACAACAAATCGCCCACTTGTAGTTCCAGCAGCAAGCGGCCCAACCAACTCAATTGGAACAGGCGCAGGCTCAGTTGCTTATGGCAACTCTGGCTATCAGATGATGGGTCTACCTATCATTACAGATGCAAACATTGGAACAACTTATGGAACAACCACAAACCAAGATGAAATCTATGTTGTGACTGCTCCTGAGTGCCATCTGTGGGAACAACCAGGTTCACCATTCACCCTTCGCTACGATGCGACAGGTGCAGGAAACCTAACAATCAAGACTGTTGTTTATGGATATGCCGCGTTCACCGCAGGTCGTTATCCACTAGCGAACTCAATTATTTCGGGAACAGGCTTGTCAGCACCAACCTTCTAGTCAATAGAAGAAAACTAAATTGTGTAAGAGCGTTCAAGGCCCCCCGACTTGGGCGCTCTTACACTTCTGAACGATTCGGGGGAATCAATGAAAACAGGTCACAAAGTTTCAATTGGGTCTTGCGACCCAGGGATGGTTAATGGCGGATTTGCCTACCATCTCATTCAATTAGCATCGGCACGCTCTAACAAACTCGGCCCCTTTGTTCGCATCAAAGGTTCAGGCTTACTTTCTAAACAACGCAATCGTGTTGTCAAGCACTTCTTAGACTCAACTGATTCAGATTGGCTTCTGATGATTGATTCAGATGAGCAGCTCGATGTTCTTACCTTTGATCGCTTATGCGAAACTGCACACGATAAAGAACGACCTGTTGTTGCAGGTCTAGTTTTCGCAGGCTTCGGCGTGGTAGGCAAGCCCTATCCAAAGCCTGTGCCAGCGATATTTCAAGATTCACCTGATGGATTTTTACCGCTTTACAAATACGACAAGAACGCAGTTTTTGAAATTGATGCCGCAGGCACAGGTTGCTTGATGGTTCACAGAAGCGTTCTTCAAGCAATACGCGAGGCAGCAGACCCAAATCAAGGCAAAGATTGGTGTTGGTTTTGGGATGGCCCTATCAAGGGAGAATGGATCGGAGAAGACTTGCTCTTCTGCCGCCGAATCAAATCGCTAGGTTTTCCAATCTATGTCAACACCGCAGCAATCCTTCCACATTCAAAGTCTTATTGGCTCAAGGAAGAACACCACGAATTATGGCGAGATTAAAACGCAAGGAAACGGCAATGGCTCTGCCTAAGTTAGAACGAGCAATTCAAACAACACCAAAGAAGAGGAAATCTAGTGGCAATCACCAACGGCTACGCGACTCTCGCGGAACTAAAGTCATCGCTGACGATAACTGACACAAGCGATGATGCTTTGCTTGAACTTGCAATAACTTCAACAAGCAGAATGATTGATGACTTTACAGGTCGCTTCTTCTATGCCAACGGAACTTCTCAAAGTCCTGTTGTTCGCTATTACACTCCAAATGACCCTTGGAGCCTTGCAGTGGATGATTTCGTTTCCATCTCTGAAATTGCAACTGATGACAACTTCAATCAAACTTGGTCAACTGTTTGGGCGACTTCTGACTTTATGGTCGAACCTATCAACAACCCTCGCCGTGGTTGGCCTTACACAAGACTTCTAGCGACAGGGCGCTATGTTTGGCCTTACTATCTGCCTCAAGCCTGCAAGATCACAGGCGTTTGGGGATGGCCTGCCGTTCCTTCTGAAGTGAATCAAGCCTGCATCATTCAAAGCTCAAGAATCTTTGTTAGAAAACAATCGCCATTTGGAATCGCAGGAACTCCTGAACTTGGCACTGTTAGACTTTCATCTCGCCTTGACCCTGATGTCGAAGCATTCCTTCGCCCACTCAAGAGAAACAATGGTTTGGCAGTATGAATCCAAGCCAAGTCCGAGATCGTCTTAAAACTAATCTTCAAACTATTTCAGGGCTTCGGGTTTATGACTTAATCCCTGACACAGTGACACCGCCTGCCGCAGTTGTAGGCCAACTAGATTTCACATTCGACATCGACAACGCGCGTGGTTTAGACCAAGCCCAAGTTGATGTTCTTGTGATTGTGCAACGCTTTTCAGAACGCTCAGGACAAGACAAGTTGGATGCCTTCCTCGCAGGAAGTGGCTCTGGCTCTATCAAGACCGCGCTTGAAAGTGATCGCACTTTGTCGGGAGCAGTGAACACCCTGCGTGTCACAGGAGCCGAAGCAGGCACCTATGACTCACAAGGAGTCACATTTCTCTCATACCGATACAGACTCACGATTTGGGGATAGGAGAACCTAATGGCTTACAAGGTCATCTCAGGCCGCGAGGTCTGTGGAAAAAAACAAGGTGAGATTCTTACCTTGAAAGAGCTAGAAAATGCAGGCGCAAACATTGATGCTCTCATTGCAAGTGGCCACATTCAAGCAAGTCAAGCAAGTCAACCAACCATCAAACCAGCACTATCAGAAGGAGCCAAAAACTAATGGCACGCATCGTTCTAACAAATGCCCTAGTCACAGTCAACGCAGTTGATTTGTCTGATTATGTGGCATCAGTGACACTCAACTCATCCATCGATGTAGTTGAAACAACAGCATTCTCAAGCACCGCAGCTCGCACACGCATCGGCGGTCTTGCAGACAATTCAATCAGTCTTGAATTTCACCAAGACTATGCTTCAGGAGAAGTTGAAGCAACAATTTATCCGCTAATCGGAACAGTCACCGCTGTCACCGTCAAGCCTGTAAATACCACAACAAGCGCAAGCAATCCTCTCTATACAGCAAACGCACTTGTTTCTGAGTGGACACCACTTAATGGAGCAGTTGGAGAACTTGCAACTGCATCTGTGACTTGGCCAGTAAGCGGCGCAATCGCAAAGACGACAACCGCATAATATGGCACGACTTGTTCTAACTAATGCCTATGTGACTTTTGCATCGACCGACTTGTCGGATCACATTGCGAGCGTGTCACTAAACACCACCTTCGACATCGTTGAAACAACGGCGTTTGGTGACACGGCAAAAAAGAGAGTGGCCGGACTTGCAGATAACTCTGTAAGTTTCGAGTTCCACCAGGACTACGCTTCAGGCTCGGTTGAATCAACGATTTATCCGTTGCTTGGAACCGCAGTCGCTTGTGAGGTCAGACCTGTCAACACAACAGTTAGCGCAACAAATCCAAAGTATAACTTCTCAGTTCTAATTGCCGAATGGACACCTCTCAACGGTGCTGTGGGAGAATTAGCAACTGCGAGTGTGACTTGGCCTATTTCGGGCGCAATCACAAAATCAACAACTTAAATCAATTAGGGGGAAACAAATGGATGGCTTAAAAATCCGTGTTCGCACTACCGATGGAACCGATGCGACTTATTCGCTTCGACCAAGAGTTATTGTGGAGTTTGAGCAGAAATATCAAAAGGGCTTGGCAAAACTTATTGCCGAAGAGCAGAAACTAGAGCATATCTACTTCCTGGCTTGGTCAGCGATGAAGCACAATGGTCGCGTTGTCAAACCTTTCGGCCCTGACTTCTTAGACACTCTTGAAGAAGTGACCTTGGTGACAGACCCTTCTTCCGAATCCACAGAGATAGCCTGACCTATCAAATAGCAGCTCTCTCTGTGGAGTCTGGAATTTCGCCGGTGGCATTACTTGATGCCCCTGACGGAGTGTTGGAAGCAATTTTCGTTTATGTGAAAGAACGAGCAAAGGCGCGGAACAAAT